GGCAGTGTCGCGCGTTTGCTGCCCTAATGGTGCTACATTATCGAAACCGCCCTGCGCATAGAGATTAGCAGCACTGGGTATCAAACCGCCTTGCGCCGGCTGATCGACAACCGTGTTATAGCCGGTAATTTGAGGACCGCCTGACTGACCATAAACCGATTGTGACAAGCGGCTGGTTGGAATGTAATTTCCCTGCGGCAAATTAGAACCGGGCCCACCCAGTCCAGAGCCATAAATAGGAACCTGACGCGTAACCGCCGGAGATCCATAGATATACGGAGCCAGCCTTGGATCTATCTGTTGAGTTACTGTGCTCGTCGTGCTGCCCGCTGGTTTTCCGCCGCCTTTGCTCATAATTTTTTGCTCATCAAACGATAGGCCAATTGATACCCGTAACCGGTCAACTTGCGCTCAAATCCGGCGCGCCCGAAACAGCGCACATAAGCGCAATTTTCCGCCCTTGCAAATCTTTCAAGTTCCGCCTGCAGAGCAGGCAACCAGGCATCTATTCCTTTGCCTCCCAACGTTACCACCGTTAATATCCTGTACTTTGGAAACTGCAAAATTTCCGTAACGCAAACAGCGTGTATGAAATCGCTCAAAATTACAAGCAACTGCATGTCTCCCGCTTTAAGCGTATTTTTTATGTCCTCGATCCCGTATTCTCCCAGGCCATGATTAAGCGCCGATTCAATCTCGTCCTTGACAAAATCCCATGCTTCATCGATTTGATCTTGCGATACATGCCTAACCGAAAATAATGTATCTGAAACTTCTGTCGGTGCTGACCGCACTTGCATGCGTGACAATGAACTGTCCATCCGTGTAATCTGCTGGGTTAACATAAGCATTCTCTGCCGCAGCATTCGCCGTGCCGGGTGATATGATCACAATCGAGAAAGGCGTCGCATTGATGTCTGAGACCGTCGTGGTAGTCTGCGAGGCGCGCAGGGTAACGCTCCCGCGATTGTTCATCTTCCCCGTTAAAATTCCATTCACGGTCAATGCCAATTTCGTGCGGTGTTCCACTTCGTCCGGGTAACGGACCGGAACCGCCGGATGGTAATCGGCTGTTAAGGCCATTATCTGATTCCATTGGGAACCACATCCGCCTCAATGCCCTGAATATGGGTAAATGGCCCACCGGTCGTTATACGCGCCCGCAAATAGCGGTTGTTCGCCCGGAATGGGCAATACCCATTATTGTTCTGAGCAGCAGCAACTCCCCAAACGAGTGAAGCATTCAATGCGTCCCTGCCCGCGATCTGAATAGTTGCAGTTGCATCATCCACCAGCGGTCTGGCACCGGACAAAAAAATTCTCGATTCCCTGCCTGAATATTCGATGGTGTCAACCGTTGCCTGCAATGGCGTTCCCGATAAATAATTAAGCCGGTGCGAACTGTCGAACAATCCAAGGGTTACAACTCCGCCAGTCCATATTCTTGAATCCAGGGAATAGGTTAATGCATCGATGCTTGCACTTACCGAATCAAGGCCCTCAAGCGTATAACCCTGAGTTGAAGCAACGACGAGCAATTCAAGGTTTATAACGATCTCCGACCACTTGCGCGTTGTGATATCGTAAACAAGGATGCGATCCGGGTTTCCATTAATCGATGAACTGGTCGGATAGGCCCATAGAATGCGCTTGTTATAGGGATCGACCGCGGCCTGCACACGGTAGAGGAATGATTGATCGACACGGCTAAAAAATGTGCGATCCACTTTCTGCTCCCCTATGGGAGTGGAGGCAGCCCCATTAAAAACAGCAAATCCATCGGGGGATAAATAAAACACGTTGTCCTTATAGGAAATAACCGATTGCGGGCAGGGCGTGCCGCTGTTTTTCGTTTCGATCCTTCTAAAAGCAAAAATTAACGGAGACCCGACATAATCCATGCGCCAAATAGAGCTATCGGTGAATATCACGCCGTATTCACCGGATACTACTTTTTGCACCCATCCGGTATCGGGCAGGGTCTGCATATCGGCCTGGGTCACGGCGTTGGCAGTCCATGATGCTGAATTGTTTATCGCCGACCATTGCACCGCGGTTGGATCGGTCGCCAGATTTCCGGCCACCACGAAGTTATTAACGACCGCCAGATGCTTGGCCTTGGGCGGCGCGCCGGCTAACGGAGCAAACGATGCCGCCCCCATGCTGATCGATTGGATGTTATCGGTGAAGTTGGCCCCTATGACAAATTGCCCAAATTGCACAAATTCCCAGAAATCATCAATGGCCGTGGCATAAGTAGCCGTTGCAACAGAAACGAAAGACTGTGCCGATAACTGGTAAATCTGGGTAGTATCTCCCGCATAATTAAACACCGTACCGTTCAAGGCCCGCGCCGTGATATAGCCTTGCGCCCTGGCTGTCAAAGGTGTCGAATAGACCACGTTTCCAGAAACCGGGAGATAGCTTTGTTGGGCAGGATAGACGTTTTGCGCAACCTGGCCGCCGCCTTCGAATTGCGGAAGGTCGGGAGCAAATTCAGCTACAGGTACGCGCGCCATTAGAACTCCGTCGCTATCGTCGTGCCGCGCAGGCGGATTAATTCACCGCGATTAAGCGATCGTACCGCTTCACCCTCCAGTCCCTGCATAATTGCCGCATCATTGCCAGAACGAATCACGGTTGCATAAAGCGTTTTCATGGAATGGTAAACGATCACGTCCTCGGCCTCGGTCAGCCATGCATTCGAGTCAGTGGTCGCGGATAATTCCGTTAACCGTTTCACATAGCGCAGTGGCATAGAATAAACGGCGTTGGGAATGGGAGCCAGTTCGAAACGATCCTGCTGGTAGCAATAATTAAGCGGGATATTATTAAAATTGGATGCGTTGTAGCGCCGTATATACTCAAGCGTTTGCGGGATCATTTTTGTATTGTGGCCCGAATAAGTGACCTCGAAATACTGGATCGCTAGAAAATCACTAGGTACCGCAACATAGGATTGCGCGGCGACGCTTGACAGGGTAGTGGATGTTTCATTAAACCAGAATGGCATGCGCTCGAAATGCTTGATCGACCGGATCACGGCCTTTTGAATCTGCGGGCCTAAGTCCGATCTGTTTAATTCGTCAGCTATGCGCGCTTGCACGTCGCCGTAAGTAATGCTCATTCTTCAGCCTTTGCATACTGGCCACGCTTACACCAACGCTCATGTACTGCCCTTCCTTGTCCGATATGCTTTCCACAATAGCGGCAGGTTCCACGTGGAACAGTATTAACCGGAGGTGTTGGCTGCTCGGTGCATTGATAAGCCATGACCATCGGTGCTGTCACCGAAACAGCCTGAGCCGCAGCACTCCGCATGGCATAAATCTGTCTACGCCGCATATTCTTTCTCCTTTGCATGAAAGGCTGAAACCGATGAATCAAATGCTTTAGGCCATTTGTTGACATAAACCATGCGCTGATACTCGATCATCCATTGCGCCGCATAATCGCAGTTGCGGGTATTCTCCCACCAGGGTCCGCCATTGGTGAAATGCAGGAGCTTAGCTTCACGATCGTAAGCATATTCACCGACCAGATGGTTCCACTGTCTCGGTAGCTCGCCTATTAACGAATCATCCTCCAGCCATTTGAATTGGTGCAATTCGAGGCCCGTCATGGCATTCACATTGCGGCCCGTCAACTTTCCGCAAAGTTGATTATTGAACACCATGACGGATGACCAGTTTTTGCACGGGTAAACGGTTTGCTCATGGTCCATGTGCTTCCGTTTAAGCTTAGGAACATAGTCATGCTTGACCACGTAAACCGCTTTCTGTGGAAGATGCCAAGCGTATTGATAAAGCTCCCAGATGTCGCTCAAGCAAAGCATGTCGCAATCCATGAAGATCGCATAACCTTCCCAGTTGCAAAGGTAGGGTACCAGGAAGCGCGAGAATGCAAATTCGGTCGATTGCTTAGGATCGGTTTCGCGGTGGAGATAACCGCAATATTCAAGTGAGCGCTTCTCCAGGCCGGTAATAGAAACCGGCTGCGAGGCTCTGGTCATGATCGAATGCGCAAGCACGTGATAGGCGACCGTTTCGTTAGGGTCGTAACCAATGAAACACCGCAGCATGTTATAATGCCCCCATGCTGATTCGGGGCGCCGCGGGATGGCGTACTAATGGCGATGGAATTCCACTTGTGCCATATAGCATGGAATGCGTAAGTCCTTGAGCAAGTGTAGGGCAGTGCAGAGCCGGTTCAACTCCGGTAATCAGCTCCATCATTTTAATAAAACCACGAAATGCGTCGGTCCCATCGTTTTAAACAATTCCAGTTGAAAATAGGTGCAAAAACGATTGAGCCACCAGATAGCCGGCTGCTGAATCAAATGCGTATTGCGCCCGTCATCGAGAAATTTCTTAGCCTCAACCGTGCAAACCGTTATGAATGCGCAGTGCCTTGTAACACGCCTTAAGTCAGTAAGCACATCGTCAAGACATTCAGGTTCTATGTGTTCCATGACATCGGTGCAGGCAACAAGATCAGCGGGTTCAGGCAGCATATCCAGACCCTCGATACAGGGATCGAAATGTTTGAGCGGAAACGGGATATGCGCTTGCAAGGTCATTTTCCCGCACCCATAATCAAGCACGTCCTCAGTGCGCATGCCGCGCGCCAAATCGAGAATGAATGGCGCATACAGATGGCCTACAGCCCCATAATCTTCATGCGTTGCATGCATGCGCTTGTTAATTTCACGATAGGATTGCGTGATCAGCATGCGGCAACTCTTCTTGTATCCGTCAATATTGCACCCTCTGGCAACTTGACATATTCGATCACGTTTTCTGCTTTGGGTGGCTCCAAAAGATATTTGAGATCGCTTGCAACCTCTTCAATAGTTTTTGTCCAGTCTTTATCCTCTTTACTTTGACGGTAAAGCACAACACCCGAATACCAGGGCATCGTGTCGCCCTCTAATCCATAGCGCCATGCGGGACGGTTAGGGGTTAATACCCAGCAGGGTTTTCCCAAAGCACCGGCTAAATGCACAACGGACGTGCAGACGCTGATCACCAGATCAAGCTCGGACACAAGCGCAGCGGTTTCCATGTAATCTTCGGCATGGGTCGCTTCCGGCCAGAATTGGATGCCGAGATTGAAATCGCGATTGACCTGCTCTATTTCCTTGCCGCATTCCGGCGTATATTGCAAGCTCACGAAATAGGCGTCGTTTTTTAAGATAGGCATCATCTGATCGAGGAACATGGAGCGGATCTCGACGCGGGTGCGCTTGTGTCCCCCTATCCATGAAATGCCGATCTTGGGCTTATTTCCCAAAGCGTCCAGCTTGTCCCTATAAAATCTCATTCGATCAGAATCAGCCGACAAGTAGCGCTCCCTTTTTGGAAACGCGCTTAACTCGTTGCGGTAGAATTTTGGTAATGAACCCACCGCTATGCGCGCGTCAATTTGATGATTGCACGGCCAGTCGATTTGATCGTCTTCCCTAGTGCCATAACAACGGATTCCGAAACTGCGCTCGAATATTGACTTCAAGCGCTTGTGGCAATCGAAGATCACTTCCTTTGAGTCCTGAATCAGGTCGGGAATACAGGATGAAAAAAGGATTTCGTCTCCTAGGCCCTGCTCGCCGAAAACGACGATGGTCTGATTCTTGGTCCCGTCCCATGAAGGTATTTTCTTTTCTGGATCATAGAACCGGTTTTGCCTGACAAACGCTTGGTCGCCCCATTCGTAATCTAGCCAGCCTTCGCGGTAATTGCCGAGTTCGAGATTGGCTAACGACTTATTCCAGTGCGCCTGCTTGTTTTGCGGGTCTTTAGCGAGCGCGCGCTCGAAAAACGGCAGCGCATCAGCGGGATTGCCTTCGTTAAT